CTAGGTCGCCTCAGATCAGGCGGTGCCGCCGAGGAAGTGGCGGACGTGCGACGTCTGCGGCAGGTTGCCGTCGACGCGGATCTGGAAGCGGAGGGTGACCTGGCCGGTGTTGAAGGCGAAGTCATCCGACCGGGCCACGTCGATGCCGCCCACGGTGCGGACGTAGTACGACGGGAAGTGACCAGCGATGACGCTCTTGCCAGCGGAGCCGGTGTTCGCCATTGCCGGGTTCTCGATGAGGGCGTAGCCCAGGATCGAGTCGGGCGTACCGGGCTGGATGCTGGGCACGAAGACGTAGTCGCCGGACGACGTCTTGAGCTTCCGCATCGCGCCGATGCTCGCGCCGTTCGCCATGACCCCGAAGCCGGGGAGGCGGCGAGCCGCACCATCGAGCGAGTAGACCAGGTCGATGAGGTTGTCAGCGGTGAAGCCGCCGGTTCCCATCGTCGCGGTCGCGGTGCCGCCGGTGACACCGAGGGTGGAGGCGTCCACGATGCCCTTGGGCTGCACGGTGCCGGTGCCCACAGTGAGGGCGTTGTTGACGGCGTAGCCGATGGCGTTGCCGGCCTGCTGGCCGAGGAACCCGATGACGTCGATGTTGCTGTCAGCGAGGAACTCCTGCGACACCTGCACGAGGAAGGCGTACTTGTAAGCCTTCAGCGTGGTCTTGCCGAATGCCGGGTCCGACTCGTCGATCGTGGCGGCCTCTGCCTCGATGGCAGCGGTCGACCAGGATGCGAGCGACGGGAGGACGAGGTCCTCACCGGAGGCGGTGTTGAGCACGGTGACGACGCTCGGGTCGAGCATGGGGCCGACGAGGCGGGCCTGGTCGATGACGACGTCCGAGAACGACGTGGGGACGGGGGCGTTGCTGCTGGTCTTGGCGAGGTCGCGCTTCTCGAACTGGAAGGAGTAGGCGCGGCGCTCACCGGTGAGCAGCTGGCGGAGGATGTCGGCGTCGGTGCTGGCGGCCGCGGTGCGGGCCTCGACCGGGCGGACGACGTCCTCGAGCCCACGCATGGACTCGGCGATCTCACGCTCGCGCTTCTCAGCGTCAACGAGCGTGTCGATGAGGGCGCGCTTCTCGTCGAGCTCGGCGAACGTGCGGTCGACGAACTCGCGCTCCTCGGCGGACAGGTCGCGGCTCTCGGCGGCGGCCTCGTCCATCTTGGCCTTGGCTGCGTGGTAGGCCGCCTGGCGGTCCTCCACGAGCTTCTTCAGGTACTCGGACAACGTAGTTCACCCCTTTCTGGGGTCTCAGAGGAATGCGCAGGTGGTTCATTTGCGATCCCGCCGAGGCTCCTCAGAGCGGGTAGACCCAACCGCGTTGACGCGGCCGGGAAGTCTTAGGCCTTAAAGGCCAGGTCAAGCTTCTGCTTCAGCAGGTTCAGCTCGGCCACGTTCTGCGTGATCGGCTCCACGATCGGCTCAGGCTCAGGCGACAACTTCGCCACCACCGCAGACAGCAGGCCGGCCTGGTCAAGAGTCAAGGTAGCTCCGCGCTCCAGCGCCTCAAGCGCCCCATTGAGTGCGTCGGCGTCCTCGCCGGTCTTCTCCGCCAGCATGTCAAGTGAGCGCACCGCGGCAGTCGTGCTGGTGTACGCCGGGAAGGTGACGATGGAAGTCTCATGTAACCGCACCTGCTGCAAGGTCCGCTGGCTGCCGTCCTCGCTCCAGCTGTCGCCGCCGCGAGGCACCGAGAAACCGAAACTCATAGAGTCGATCACGCGTGGGTTGCCGCCGCCGCCGAGAAGCACGGCCAAGTCGCGGCCATCCGTCGTGTCAGGAAGGGTGGCCTTGACGAGGAGACCGCGGCCATCCTCCTCAAGCGTCATCGTCTTCGACCGGGTCGACGCCAGAGGGCGGGCCGGGTCATGGTTGACAAGCAGGAAGACGTTGTTGCGGGACTTGAGCGACCGCGAAAATGCGCCCGGGGCGATGGTCTCAGTGAAGGGCAGCGGCTCGCTCGGGGAGTTGAACACGGCCGCGTATCCCTCGAAGCTCATACCTTCGGGGGCTTCGCGAACCTCAAGGTCGTCGACCGTGAACGTGCGGGTTTCCATCTTGGACACTTGCCCTCCTAGACCTGGGCGTTTTCGGCGGGCTGCAACTGATTCGACGCAAGTCCCGAATGCGGCATGGCCGGCAGCCCCAAGGCGGCCAACACAGCCGTTGGGTCGTAACCGGACTGAACAAGCTTTGCGGCCATTTCGACGCGCTCGCGCTCCTCCACGATTCCAGCCGAAGCGACTGCAATGTTGGCAAGCGGGACGCGCGGGTTATCACCGCCGTCAACCGGGCGAAGATCCATTAAACCGCGGGCCTCATTGACGCTCATGTAGCCGGCCTGAAGCGCAGTCGAAAACACGGCAGCCTGCGTCGCGGAATCACCGCGAAGCAGCCCATCCATGTTGACGCGCAGGAATACCTCGCCTGGCAAGAGCCGGTTATGGGCTTCCTCTATAGCGGCGATGAGCGGCGTGAGCGAGTAGCGCGTGAACTGGATGGCATTGTGCTCGACGCTCGCGTAGGACATGGCGCCGGGAGTGTTGAGTCCGATCATCGACGGAGGCACACGGAAAACCCGCGCCACCTCCTCGACCGCGAACTGGCGGCTCTGCAACATCTGAGCCTGCTCACCATCCGACCCCGTCTTCACGAACTTCGCGCCACCCGACAACACGCCAGGGCGATGAGCCTTCTTCAAGCCCTTATGGCCAGCCTCAAAGGCATCGACCAGATCCTTCGCCTGCTCCTGCGTCAGATTCCCAGGAAACTCGATCATCCCCGACGTGTTAGCGCCGTTAGAGAAGTACCGCGACGCAAACTCGTCCAGCGCCTTCGCCAAACCAAGAGTCTGCTTCAGCTCGTCCACCCGGCTCACGCCCTTGAGCGAGCCCGGTCGACGCATCTCAGGGATGTACAGCACGTCCTCACCCGGCAGAATCGCCTGGCCGCCGTCGATCACGAACTCGCGCAACCGCGTCGCCTGGTTACGGCGAATGTCCACCCGAGTCGGGTCAAGCGGCTGCAACGCCACAATCTCGCCAGCGCCGTTGCGCAAGATCTGCACGACCGCGCCATGCGACAGCAGCATCGACACGACAATCTGCTTGTAATACTCAATGCGGCTCGAGCCGGGGCCTTCGGGCTCGTATACCCAGGCCGGTCGCGGACGGTAGGGGAGCCGGTTGCCGTCGCGGCGAATGAACGTGTCCACCGGCAGCGTCGAGATCGTGTCCGACAGCAGCCGCACGCAAGCGTAGGCGGCGCCGATCTCCAGGGCGTTCTTCTGGTTGACGACAGTGCCAGCCCAGGTCGCAAAACCAGACACGTCAATGCCGGAGCCCCATACCTGCTGGTAGGAGAGGTTGCGCTCCTCGAGCGGCTGACCGCCGAACAAGTTAGCGAGCATTTAGAGGCCTCTCTCCAGCGCGACACCGAAAGCCAGCCCGCAGACGCCAGCAATAACGAAACCCAGCCAAGGCGCGACAAGGGCAGCGCCCACGATGAGCGCGGCGCAGCCACCGATCTGCAAAGCGAGGGCGATCCGCATGAGGCTCCTAGACTGAGAAGAATCCGGCGACCGGGGCTTCCGGCTCCGCCTCCCGGCGGTGAGTCGCCCGGTCAAAAGCAATGAGTGCCGCTACGGCGGCGTCAATCTTGCGAGGTGACCCGCGGTGTTCCTTCACTACCCGCGGCCCCTTCTGGTCGGTCTTGATGACGCAGTTCCCCAAGTGCCGGGAAAGAGCGGGAGCATGATCGTGCGCGACCTGGCCTGATACCACCGCGTCATAAAACTTGGCCGTCGCTGGCACCATGCGAGCTGGGCTGCTCGATGGGTACTCAGTAATCGGAACGCCGGCCTCGGCCAACGCCTCCATGCTGCGCTGCCAGCGGTACGGGTCGCACGCCACCTCAACAACATTGAGCCGGCCGCACGTCTCCAAGATCCGAGCCTCAACCCCGCCAATGTCCACCCGCCAGTCATCGCGGTCGCCGGGCTGCTTCTCCCAAAGATCGACCAACCAAACGCGGGGTATGTCTTCAATCGTCACGCCGACAATCGCCGTCGTGTCACCCGAGAACGAACCATCGAAACCCAGCACGACCGGGGTGCGGTCCTCAACAGGCGCCATCTTCGGCAAGTCATCCCAGGTGCCGTGCGGCAGCCAGGCCTGCTGCGAGCTGACGAAAACGTTGGTCCGCTTCGTGCGGAACTCAGCCTCCGGCGTCCGCTTCACCGACGACTCAAAATCCTCAGGGTCTTGAATGTCGCCGAAGCCAGGGTTGGCGATCTGCCAATTCTTCGGGTCGCGGTGGTCACAGTCCGGGTCCGCCTGCCACCAGGCGGCGAAGAACGACGGGTCCTCAACCTCCTTGGCTGCGACCCGCTGCGCGTACTGGTACAGGCCATAAGCGACCGAGTCCTGGCCCGTGCTGTCCGTTCTCACCCCAGCCGTCGTAATCGCCAGCGTCAGCGCGTCATACCTGGCCGCCTGGGCCAGCGTCATCACGTCCCACAACTCACGATTAGGCGCCGCGTGCAGCTCGTCATAAACCACGAGCGTCGGCGACAGGCCTTCCTTCGTGAAAGCCTCGCTCGATAGCACGCGATAAACCGAGCCTGTGGACGGGATCTCAATAGCGTCCCGGTAGAGCTTGGCCTGCTCCGCCAGGTCCGGCGACATCTCCACCATGGCCTTCGCCATGCCGAACACGATCCGCGCCTGGTCCCGATCCGCCGCGCACGAATAGACCTCGCCACCCCGCGGCCCCATGAAAAGGCCATAAAGGGCGATACCCGATCCCAGAGCAGACTTGCCGTTCTTACGAGGAAGCCCAACCAAGGCAACCTTGGCACGCAGCCGCTTATCCGGCCGGCGAGCAAACAG